CGACGATCAGGAAATAGCCCGTAACGCAGCAGGTCTAGTCCAATGGCATTTTGAACCCAAACGCATGAATGCTCGTGCTGCCTGGGGTCGCATCTCTAAAACCCGATGTATCCACGGTCGAGGAGTCGGTATCATACCCTGGGCTAGAGACGAATACATCTATCGAATCGCCGGCGACCCGAAATACAAAATCGACGACGACGGTCGTATCATCTACGATCAAGATGGAACTCCAAGCGAGCTTGAAGACTCCAGAGAATCAATCCTTAAACGTCAGACACGCTACGATGGTCCACTGCTAGTACCCTTGGAATGGGACGATATACTCGAACCCATGGAAGGGACCAACCTTCAAGCTGTCAGTCCATCTAACCCTCTCGGTGCCGATTGGGTCGGTATTCGTCAATGGGAGCCGCTATCACTAATCTGGAAAAAGCGTTCCTCTGCCTATTCCTATATCGAAGACGATGACGAACTCAAAGACAAAACCAAAGACTGGATCGATCATGCTCCGTCTCAAGATCGTTCAGGATCAGGTGCAGGCTCAGCATCTAATCAAGCTCGCGTACGTCTACAAGACTTTGTCGAAGGTCGCAATCGATCCGAATCTCAGCGTGCTCGTTCTCCTCGTGCTCGTCCTAATCCAGAATTCGAGATCCTAACCTGGATGATGCCCTGGGAGCTTCCCAACGAAGACGGCGAAAAGGAAGAAGCCGAATGCGTATTCTTCTTTCGAGTCGAACCACAGGCCCTGATCGGTGCCTTTCGTCTTTCCGATCTTCAATGGCGTAATCGTCGCCCACTGCTGGAACTCGACTTCCATGCCGTAGGCACTCGACGTCTGTCCATGGGCATCATGGAGATCATCGAGCATCTATCGGCTGAACTCGATACCATCCACAACATGCGTATCGACGTCGGTTTCGCCACCAACATTCCCTTCTTCTTCTATCGAGCTACAAGCACCACTCGACCGGATCAGATCCATCTCAAGCCCGGTACTGGCATTCCTATCGACGATATCCGTGACGTTCATTTCCCTCAACTTCAAAGCGTCACCTCATTCTATCATCAAGAAGAACAGCTTCTCTACTCTCTGGTCGAGCGTGTTCTTGGAATCACCGATCTATTCCTTGGCATCTCTCCCACTCAAGGAGCTGCCGCTCGTCATGCTACCGGTTTTGTCGGCACTCAGCAGGAATCTCTAGCCCGAACTCAAGAGGTTCTCAATGCCGACGCTACCGCCTTCTCTCATCTCTGTCACATGGTCTACGAAGCTGAAGTTCAGTTCGGACCCGACGAACGTATCCTTCGACTTCAAGGCCGAGAAGGCCCACTCACTCAAGCTCTTTCTCGTGATCAGCTCTGGTTTCGTGGAGAATACGACTTCACTCTCGGTGCCAATCACGGCCTCTATTCCAACATGCTTCGACAGCAGCAGGCTCAGATTCTAATGCAGACCGCCGGTCAATCTCCATTAGTCAACGCCGATCCAGGCCGTCGATGGGAGGTCGAGAATTTCGTCTACCATGCTTTCGGATTCCCGAACCCTGAACTCTTCATCGGTCCTAAATCCGGTGTATCGGCAGGTTCACCGACAGCACCCGACGAAGAGAACGGTGAAATGGATCAAATGATACACGGTTTAGGCATCCCTGCACCTGTCCATCCGTCTGACAACGATCAGGACCATCTAAGACAACACCAAGCACACCTCAGTGGTCCAGATTACGAAGCCATGGGTCGACCGAACGAAGCTGGACATATAGCTCATATCGAATCTCACCTCACATCGATACAGCGCAAAGAACAAATGCAGACCATGGCCATGATGAACGGTATGGGTGGCGGCGAAGGTGGTGGACAGACTGAACAGCCATCTCCACAGCCTAACGCTCGTAACGTTGCCAGCCTCGAAGGTGTAGAATCAGCTGGAGCTATGGGAGATATTAACCAACGACCGGATAAAATGTCACAAGGTGGGGCTCCTCCCTTTAACACTAACGGACAGTCTCGATGATCGAACCAACTACCGTATCCCCTATCGGCCTTCGCTCTCGCCGAGACATGGTCACCAACCCTGCCTTCGGTGAAATGACCGCTGCAATTGTGGAGATGACCCGAAAGGAAACCGAATGCCTAACTCAACACGCTCAAGAGTCCGATCTAGCTCGTATTAACCATCAAGCCGGTATTGTAGAGGGCATCAAACGAGTATTAGCTCGCTTAGACAACTATCGAGCCGATTCATTAGCAGACTTTCGCGCCGACGGTAAACCAAAACAACCCATAGAGCTTGTCCATAGAAGATGACAGAAAACACTATAGATTCATCCACGCTTCCTCAAGCAGCCCGAAACGCCATTGCAAGAAACACCCTGAATTCTCCAGGCCCTTGGCTGCTGATCAATCTCAGCTCTCAGCCTCCGGTTGTCCTGCCTTCTGGGCCTTTGACCAATATCCAATGGCTGGATATGCTGGATGAGGTCCGTCAGCAGGTAGAGACGCATGTCCTGTCATCGGAAGAAACGGTAGAGATTGACTTGACCTTGACTTGACAAAGATCTTATTTTTATATATAGGTTATAGTATCAAGTACTACTAAACAGTATCAAGCAGTACAACAATCCTTCAACTCAGGAGATTCGACCCATGGATATGGGCAAAATGATCAATGCCTCTGGCAAGCATCCGAAAAAGGCCAATTCCTCCAGCCAGAGAGGAACTCCGGCCCTCAAGCACAAAGGCGGCAAGAAGACTTCATCTAAGTCAGCGGCCAAGCAGGTAAACTAGCGCAAGCAGCCACAAAAGGAGCCGACAAATGGCAGAATACGACGAGGATGTCGGAACCGATACCGCAACCATCGATACAGCTGCTGTTGCCGATGTTTCCACATCCGATGAATCGACGTCAGATGCGGAGGTTGCTGCAACAGATACTGAAGATACATCTACCCCTACTCCTGTATCGACCGACCTGACTTCAACACAGCAGGAGATGGTCAAGGGATGGATGTTGAATCGAGATGCTCAATGGCGTCAAATGGTGACTAATCTGCAAAACCAGAAGGCTGGAGAAGCCCAGGCCGTATCTCCAGCTAACGCTAACGACACCTCTGAGGTCGATTCGGAAATCGCCGCTATCTACACCGACGATGACGTCGGTCGAAATACGCGACAGGCAGTCGACAAACACCTCAATCTACTGCTCAAAAAGCGCGGCCTCGACGGAGAGAATCAGCTCACAACTGACCAAGTTCGACGCATTGCAGCCAGTGAAGCCGGCGTTGTTCGAGATCAATGGCGAAGCGGATTGGCTACAACCCAGGAAGTTCAAGATCTGGTCACTCGCAACGTTATCGCCGCTGATGAAGCTGAGCTGGTGCAAACTGCTTTTTCCACTGCACTAGCCCATCCGAACAACAAAGCACTGACAGCCGATCCTAAGATGATGCCCCTGCTTCTTAAATCCGTTACCTACGACTTGATTAAGGAGGGGAAAATCAAACCACATACGCGCAAAAGACCGACTAACCCGCTACAGCCAGCAGGAGGAGGAAACGGCACTCTGCCTTCTAACGCTCAGCAGGTAGAGCTTGACCCGAAAACCTCACCCTTCAAGTCCGTTCGTGCCCTAGACACAGATCAGGCCAAAGCAGCAGATACCACATCAACAGCTCACTACGAGGCAGCAAACCGTGGCTAATCGGCAAGAAAACAAACTAGAACCCAAGGTTGAGGGCGAAGCGTCAGTCGACGTTCAAACAGTCGATAAGACTCCTAAGACCAAAGCCTCAGTTCCTGAAGATACTCGCTCTAAATTCGCTCAGGCTGTTGATTGGGCAGTCGATGAATCTATCGCCCATCACGGTTCGATCTGTGGTGTCTGTCAATGGGGACCCTGGAAGTACACCAAGAAGAATCAGATTCGCCGTTCTCTTCTTCGTCACGTTCGAGACCGTCATCGTGAAACCATTATCGACCTCTTCGATAAGCAGGTCCTCAGCCTAGCCTCTCTGCTGCCTGTGCCTTCCGATGCTGAAGATGAACTTCTATCCGTAGCAGGACTTAGCGAAGTCCAAGATCTCGATCACTACGATCGTCTTGCGATTCCTAAGTCCATACGTGCTAAAGCCGATGTCGACGGTGATGTCTTTCGCTGGGTACGCGAAGATCGTGTTCAGCACTTCACTTCACAGGGTGCTGATACCGTCCAGCTCAACGGTGAGCGTGGTGTTGTCCAGCCATCGACTGAAAACAACATCCTTCGGGCTAACGAAATGGTCTGTGTGAAGATGCCTCATCGACTGGCCGAAAACCGACGTCAGCAAAAAGAATCCCGCCTCAATGAATCACTCAACGCTCGTGCTGAGGAGATGGCTGTCAAGCGTGATGCTTACGAAGGTGACGTTCAGGATTACTTAGTAAAGAATCGTAATCTAGCACCTGAGCAAGCTCGACGCATCGCTCAATCACTCTCAGGTCGTCGAGAACGAGAAGGCGGTGATCCAGCGTCCAACCTCGGCATTACAGTCAGCGATAGACACGGAATGAAATCATATTAATAGCTATGCCTATGATGTATTAATCGTAATCAAGTAGTATCCAAGCACTATCGTAAGATCATAGTCAACCACCGCCACGCGCACACACTAAGGGAGACCGCGTCATGGCTAACACTGATCGAGCCTACGGGTTTGTAGCTTTCGGCCCTCTTCTCAGGCAAAATTCATATTCCGTCGATGCATCTAACGGTACCGCTATCTTTATTGGCGATCTCGTATCGGCTGAAGCTGATGGAAACTGCGCTCCGGCTGCGGCTGGAGATATTGTCATCTTGGGTGCGTCAACGACTTATCTTGCCGCTTCGACAGCAACTTCAGATGCCAATCCATTGATAGTTTCAGACAATACGCAGCAGCTTTATATGGCTCAGGATGATGGTTCTGCGACTCCGGCTCAGGATGAACTTTTTCAAGGAGCTAATCACATCGCAGGAGGCGGAAGTACCACAACGCTGATCTCAGGTCACGAAATTGCGTTATCTGATGGAGGTACCTCCACTGGAGGCGTTGTCCTTCTGGATCATGTCAATCGTCCTGATAATGATAGCACAGCCGTCAATTGCGACTGGGTCTGCCAGCTCAATGTTGGTGAGGGCCTTCTCACCGTAGCCGGCGGCGTATAAGCCGACAAATCAAAGGAGAATAATCCATGGCATCTATTGCCCAAACATCCGCGTGGCCGAATGCTACGACCCTGCGCGGCATTAATACCATCATCTTCCATAAATGGAATGAGCGTGAGGCTACTGGCCGAATGCTTTTCAATGTGGAAGAGTCGACGCAGTATCGAGAGCATTCTCTTACTGCCGGTGGTATCAATCTGATGCAGCAGGTAGCTGAAGGCGAACAGATCACTTACCTGTCCAACAACGAAGGCTTCCTCCAGACTTTCACCCACCTCGATTACGCCAACGGTTTTCGTGTCACTCGGCGTATGTACCGTGATGAGCTTTATGGTCTCATGGAGCAGAATGCAATCGAGTTGTCTCTGTCGGGTGATGCTACGGAGGAAACGCTGCTTGCCCAGCATTTTGATCGAGCTGAAAACAGCAGCTATACCGGCGCTGACGGCGTTGAGCTTTCGTCTGCCGCACATGTTCGCGAAGACGGCACAACTTATTCAAACGAATTGACCAGTGCCGCCGATCTTTCGCAGACATCTCTCGAACAGGCGTTGATCGATTTCAGTGATCAGCGGACAGGTGGTTCTCGACGTCTCAAGATCCAGCCTAAGTATCTCGTCGTTCCGAAG